TTAGGAAGTCTTCCTTTACCTTGCGCCTACGTTTTTTAGCTTCAGAAGCTTCCTCTTGAAACAGTGCAAGAAGTTCAAGAGAAAGCCCGTTCAAAACCTTTGCATTGTACTCGTTAACGTAGTTTGCACAAACCGCTTGGAAGTACGTTAGCAGCCGCTTCACTTCAGCTCTGTAGCTGTGTAGGTTGTTTTTGTAGTGGTTCCATCTGGGTTGGTAACCACACAAGGCTTTTTTCCTGAGGCTTTTCCTTTCAGTTTTACCCAAGCTTTAACCGCCAGAAAAACAACTGTGGCTAGCACTATAAAGGTTGCTGCAAACAGCACAAAAAAGAAAAGAGAGCTACCAACAGTTTCAAGCAAGGTTGGTTCGGGGTTAATAAAGTCAAACATAGTGTAGTTCCTTTTGGTGTGGGTAGCGTCGGGATGACCTACCTCTTGTTTGTCTAGTTTTGTTGTATGATACGTTGTATCACTATAGATGCCTTAAATTTCTCACTTTTTTAGGCTTAGTTTTCGATAAAAAAGCCCGTGCAATTAAGCACGAGCCAAGTTTAGTAGTTACTTCCGTTTCCAACTTTTTCTATTTCTGTTATTTTCAGACTTAGTAACGGGTCTTAAGTTAGCAGGTTTGTTGTTAGACCTGTCCCGGTCTTTGTGGTCAACATCTAGCTTTAACTTTTTACCAGTAGTAATTTCTTTGATTACCCTGTGAACGTAGTGTGCTTTACCGTCTACTCGAACTGTTTTATACCCGTCACCGTGGTCTGTTCCAGCTTCACTCCCCGCAGCCTTTCGACCACGGGAAGCTTTCCAGTAAAGCTTTCCATCTTTTTGTGTAAAAAGCTCTTTCCATTTTTTCATAAGGGTTAACCTCTATAGTTGTTTTCTTTGTTAGTCATGTTAACACCAGCAGAAATTTGAGGAATCATTCTCATAATCTCTGTTTTAGTTTGGCGTGAAATATCACCAGTAATGTTTAAGTTTACAGTAGTGTTGTTTCTTCCACCACCACCTAAGAAAGAGTCTACCCGATTAGCTGGTACAACTAGTTCTCCGGGAGTTAGCATAGCAGGCACAGAGTCAACGTCTCTGCGTGAGGTTGACAGGGTTGGTACAATACCCCCATCGTTGAGACCTAGGAAGCCTAAGAAGCCACCTCCTGTGCCTTTACCGCCGCCACCACCACCAAAAATACCACTAAACAAGTTAGACAGGAAACCCCCGCCTCCGCTACCTGTTCCAGTAAGAGAAGTTGCTAGTCCACCAGAAATCTGTGAACCAAGGTTTTTACCAAGGTCGTTACCAAAGTCAAAGAGTCCTTCAAAGATACCCTTAAAGAAATCCTCAAACCCAACAACTTCTAAGAAAGCGTCAACAAAAGAGTTTACAACAGTGTCAATAATTCTCATACTAACAGTGTCTAACACTCCCATAATACCCTCTGAGATAGTTTGAGCACCAGAAAGAACGCTAGAAAGAGAGTCTTTAATACTACTTGAAACAGCTTCAGTACTGCTTAGTGCACCCTCTGTAATGTTTTCGTAAATTCTTTCTTGAGTTTCTAGTAGTGCGTTAACACGAGAAATGTTTTCAAAGTCAGTGACAGAAAGCTCTGAAAGTTGCTCTCTTAACTCTAAAATGTTTCTTTGAATGCTGACAGCTCTTTCCCCAAACATAAAGGCGTTTTCGTCTAAGCCTACGTCGGAGAAAGCACCTTGTGCTGTTTCTAGGTTACCAGTAGAAAGAATGTCTAGTAACACGTCTCTTTGGGCTTCCATTGTGGCTAGTGCAGCTCGTCTAGCGTCAACATCGTCTAGGCTAGCGTTAGTTAGAGCCTCTTGTGCTTCTGTAACTGCAGTAACAGCCTGTTGTATTTCACTAAGAACACCACCAGAAAGTCTAGCAAGTTCTTCAATGTCAGCACTAAAGCCAGCGGCGTTTAAACCACCTACAAGCTTTTCAAAAACAGTTTCAGTATCACCACCGCCACCGCTACCAGCAAACCTGTCAGAAACGTCAACACTATCAACAAGAGTGTTAATAGCATCTTCAACTGCCATAATCTGTGTGTTAACAGCTTTTACAGCTAAGTTGTCACCAAGCAGTGCTGCTCTTATTAGTTCAATGTTTAGCAGTTCAAGTCTAGTTTGTGCGTCTGTAATACTGTTAAGTGTTGCAGCATCAAGAGCAAGTACTCTATTCATGTCAAAAGAGTCATCAGCAAACCTTGAAAAGGCACCTTGTAAACGATCTACTTGAGATTCTAGCCCACCAAACTCTATGTTTGCACTCTGTACGCTTAACGCTAGTTGTTCCCCTGTTTGAGCAATTGCTCGGTTAAAGAAGTCAATTCTAGCAGTGTTAGGGTTAAGAGTAAGCTCTTCTCTAGCAAGGTCTTCTTTTAGTGTAGTAATAGTTTGTAGTCTCTCTTGCAAGTCATTAAGAGCGGCTGTAGAAATAGGTGTTGTAGTAAGCTGTTCAAAGTTAGCTTCACCTAAGGCAGCACTTAACCCACTTTGATCGTTTGGAATAACTTGAGAAAGTGTTGCAAAGTTTTCAGTAAGGTTAGAAATTTGTTCTAAAAGCTGTTCGTAAACTCTTAGTGTGTCATCGTCTAAACCTTGGGTAGCAGTAGCAATAGCTTCTTGCTGTTCTGCAGCTTCTAAGTTTAAAAACTCAGCTGTGTTTAAGCTTGAAGCTTCTAAAATACGATTAAGCATAGAGTCTCTTTGATTTAAGAGACCTTCAAGGACACTTCTTTCTTCTCTGCTAAAGTACTGTCTTTGGACACTATCAAAAGTTTGTCCAGTAAGTGCTTCTAAGTCAGAAAAGAAAGCTTCGATTGCAGCTTGAGTTGACGTAAACAGTCTTTCTGCTGAACTGTCTTGAATAGCGTCAGAGACTTCACTCCCAGTTTCACTAGAAACATCACGAAGTGAAGGTTGGAAAACATCAAACGTACCAAGAGTTGCAGCGTTAATAACTCTTTGAAACAGAGTGAGGTCTAAAGACTCCCTTAAAGCGTCTCTGAAGGCATCAACTTCTCTGCCTGTTAGTTCAACTCCACGACCTAAGGCATTTAAAATTTCTTCTAAAAAGGTAGGAAGCTGATCTCCAAACAGCCTTACAGAGTCTTCTGCAAACACTGCTAAAGACTGAGGATCAGCAAAGTCAAAGTTACCTGACTCAAGTAAAAAGAACAAGCTTTCAGCAGAACTTAGTGCTCTAGAAGAAGCACCAACTCCTAGTATACCACCTTCAGTTATTCTAACGTCTTGAACACCAACACCTTCACTAGCTTGGTTTTGGAGTTGTCTTGTAGCTCTACGACCAATTGAGTCGGAAAGTTCGCTTAGTAGTATGTTAGAAATATCACTTGCTACAATTTGACTTTGTTGACCAAAGTTAGGGTCTCTGAGTAAGTCAGCAGTTAAGCGAGTGTTTTCTTCAATTCTTTGTCTTGTGTTTTCAGTTACTCTTCCAAAAGCTCTTTCTTCTGCTGCTGCTCTACGCGCCAGAGAAACCTGCTCTTCAGCAGTTTCCCTTAGTGTAATAAGCTCTCCTTGGCTTAAGTTAATTAAGCTGCTAGAGTTAAAAGAAAGAGTAATGTCGTTTAGGTCAGAAATATCAATGATTTCTCTGTTAAGATTTTGCAGACCTTCTCTTGCTTCGTTTAGTGCCTCACCTACAGCCTCTCTGGTACCTTTAGCAGTGTCAGTAATTAAACCAAACAGTCTACCAATAGCTTCACCGTTAGACTCTACTCTTTCTTTAAAGGTATCACCTTCACCAAAGAAAGCAGAGTAAATAGTAAAGCCTACAGCACCAATAGCCGCAAGGGCAGCTAACGCAGCAGTTACAGCAGCAATAGCAGGAACTAGCGCAATCAGCGCTGGCGCAAAGGTAGCACCAGTAAAGAGTGTACCAAGTTTAGCTAGTAGTGGGCCAATTCCGGCTGTAATAGCAAGACCACCTGCAATAATAAACGCAGTACCCCAGTCAAACCCAGCGCTACCACCTACTTCAGAAGCATCACCTGCGAAAGCACCTACTGTAGTAGCAAAGAAAATACCAAGTACAGCAGCAGTCTTTATAATAGTTGCTCTGTTTCTAGCACCCCAAGCAGTAATAGCAGCAGTAGTTCTAGTTAAGGCAACAAACCAAGACCCTGTAAAGAGCCTTGTTGAAACAAGAGTAGAAGCGTTAAATCTAGTTAAGGCTGCTGTAATAGTTGAAACAAAGTTACCTGAACCTGCTCCGATTGCAGCAAGTTTTACTGAGGCAAAAGTTATAACTTTACCAACGCCTTCTTTAATACTGGCAAGCTTTGCAGTCATAGCAGTAATACCACCTTGACCGAAAAGCAAAGCGTCAACAAGTGGGGTAGTTACAGCAGCAAGAACAAAAGCTAGCTCAGGACCAATAACGTCGCCAAGAGCAGCTTGGAAGCCAACAGTTAAAGCAGCCCCTACACCTAAGAACTGTAGTTGTGCTTTTTTAGCAGAAGCTTGTAAGCTAGTTAACACGGTTCCACTAGCACCAATAGCTTGGTCTCTAAAGGCTGAAGCTCGGCCACCGAACAGTAAACCGTCCATAATGCTTGCGCCTTGACCAACAACGCCTCCCGCAGTACGAGCAGCAAGAGCAATAGCAGCAACGTTAGTAATGACTAGTGTTCTAAACCCTTTGAAGAAGATTGCTGCAGCAACACCACCGTAAAGTAAGGCAGTTAAGAGACCACCACCGGGTAAGCTAGAAAGCAGTTTAGCTGGTAAGGTTAGTAGTCCTAGGTCAACAGACTCAGCAAAGGCTGCACCTGCAGTAGAAAGACCTTGAATAAGTGAGTCAATAATAAACGGTATGTTAGTAACAATACCTGCAAAGGCAGTACCAATAGTTGTACCAATACTGTCACCTAACCTTGCAAACAGAGTGCTGTCTGAAAGTGCAGCAAAAATACCAGTACCAACAGCTAAGGCTAAACCAACAACAACAACAGGGCCAAGAAGCCCAAAGGTTTTAGCAAAGAGTGAAGGTGACAGAGCTTTAACTACAGCACCAGTTAAAATAGTCACTAGTGCAGCGCTGAGTGTTGGGCTTACTCGATCAAGCCCTGCTAGTAACCCATCAAAGCTTTCTGAAAGTCCTTTTGCAACGTTAGTAACTAAGGCTTGAACAGAAGACTTAATACCGTCTAGGCTAAAGTCAACGTCTTTGATTGTGATAGAAGCTGTAGAAATAAAGTTTAAGTTAGAAAAACGCTCATAAATTGCTTTAAATTTTTCACCTACTGCGCTAGCAAAGCTAGAAACAACTGCAAAGGCTTGTGGTAGCCACTGTTGAGACAGAGCAAAGACTTGCTCCATAGTGTCAGTCCACCAAGAGTTTCCAATTACCTTGTCGTAGACCCAGTAGAATTTACGTTCAATGAGATTTAAAAACGTTTCGACTGTGGACCAAGCGCCACTTAGTTGGCTTTTAGCTATACGACCAACAGAGACAAAGGTATTAGTTACGGACTCAAGAAATTTAATTAGTTTAGACTGAGCAATGTTTTTAGTAATAATAAAGAAAAACTTTAACTCGTTGTTTAGGTAGCGGATAGGGATAGAAACTCTTTCAGCAATTGCTAACTTAATTAAACTGAAAGCAAAGCGCCTTACAGTTCTTTCAGCTAAGTCAATACCAGCTTCAAAGGTAGCAATAGAGGTGTTGCCAAGGTTTTTTACAAACCTACCAGAAAGGTTTACTAGTTCTCTAAAAGCCCTAGTACCAGAACTACGAAGGTTATCTAGGTTGACCGTAGAACGTCTGATACTGTTAGCAATTTCTTTTAGGCCCTCTGAAACACCATCAATAGCACCTAACCCAAAAGAACTTAAAAAGTCAAAGTTTACTAGTTGGTTAGCAATACTAACAATTTGAGAACCTAGTGCGCTAATAATACTAAGAACACTGGTAGAAATAGTAAAAATAGAGTTAGTAAACCCGGAAATAAGACCAAAGGAACTTACAATGTTAGCAACAATTTCACCACGGTTCAAAGAAATAGCATCACTAAGTGCGTTAGCTCTGTCAATGAAAAACTGAGTAATACCAACTTGTTGGCTTACTTCACCAGTAACTCGACCAATTTGTTCTCTTAAAACAAGGAACGCTTGGCTACCAGTTTGTGCAAGTACTTCAAACTCTGAGTTTAAAGTTTCTGCTTGATTTAGTAGTGCACCAAACACTACGTCAGAAGTTAGCTTTCCTTCAGCAGCTAAGTCTCTTAAAGAACCACGAGGTACTTCTAAAGAATCAGCAATAGCTTGTGCAAGGCGGGGTGCGCCTTCTAAGACTGAGTTGAGTTCTTCACCACGTAGCGCACCAGCAGCAATACCCTGACCTAACTGAGTTATAGCACCAGCAGCGGTTTGAGCGTCAGAGCCAGAGATTGCAAGGGCTTTGTTAACACTTGTAACTGAAAGTAGTAAGTCTTCGCTTGAAACTCCAGCGTCTCTTAACGCTAAACCAAACTTACCAAAAAGTTGAGCAGAGCTAGTTACAGAAGAACGCGTCCCTTTAGAAATTTCAAACAGCTCGCTTAGAGTTGCGTTTAGTTTATCGCCTCTACCAGTAACAAGAGCAATTCTGTTTTCTAGGTTAGTTAGTGAGTCAGTAGCTTTGTTAATACCACCTACTATAGCTGCCCCGGAAAAGGTTGCACCAATAGATAAAGCTAGGTTACGAAAAGTACGGGTGGCTCTACCAACCCTTGTGTCAATACTAGAAACAGAGCGTTCTAGCCTAGATAAATCTTGCCTTGCTTCAAGGCTATTAGAGCGTACTCTAATTTCTACTCCACTCATAGTTACCCTCCTTAAGGATAAAAAAGCCCCTGACAGTAACTTAGTTAAAAGTCACCATCAAGGGCTAAGTATTAAGTTCTTATCACACCAATTTTAGTTAACACTTGTTCAATAAAGTATGAAGGAGCTTGTTTGCTACTACCTCTGTTTAGGTACACAATGTGTTCTACGTCGTTGTTGATAGCACCATCAAGATAACCATCTAGTGCAATAAAAGTATTGTTTTCCCAACCTAGCCTAGCCTCACCAGTGTCAACCGGAGTAACTATTTTAAGCGTTTCAGTAGCAAACTGTACTCTCTCGCCAATTTCGAGGTTAGCTTGTTGCTTAACTTCACGTTCTACTCTGTCAAGTTCTCGTTTAAAGTTTACAATTTCTAAAGAGAGTTTGTTTGTCATAGTAACCCTAGCTTGTTAAAAAGTCAAAAGAACTATCGCCGCCTTTAGCTTTAAGCATACGCTGTAAAAACAGCCCAGAAGGAATAGCACGGTCGTTAACTTTACTATCTTGGTTTGCTTTACTAATTTGACGTAAAGAAGCAAACAAGTCTTCAGGTCTAGCTTTAACACCTTGGGCTTTCATTAACATGACAGTGCGGTGGTCTTCTCGCCAACCTACAGGGTGCTTTTTGAAGAAGTCAATCCACTTAAGTAGCTCAGTATAAGGCATTTCGTTTTCAATCATAAAGACTGGAATACCTAAGTTAAAGGCTACTTCATAGATAGTCTCTTCTTCTTTAGTTAGTTTCCCGCTTCCTTAGCCCCCAAGCCAGAAAGCTCAAGAATAGTATTTACAAGGTCATTTAGCTCACCAATTGGGAACCCGTTGAAGTCTTCTTTAGTAAGCTCTTCGGCACCAACAACAGCAATTTTAATTACGTCGCCAATAAGGTCGAGCTGGTTTTCTTCTTTGTTAGACTTGTTAGCTTTTTTTACTAGCTCTTGGATTTGACGTACTTGGTTGATAGAAAGTTTTCGAACTTCTACTTTTTCCCCCATAAAGTCAACTTCTTTAATAACTACTTTACCGATTAGGTGCTTCATACTTTTTCTCCAAACTTTGTTGTGGGTTGCTCGCCTTTAAAAATTGCTTGATTGTGCAACTGGAAGTCATCGAGCAGCTTCCTAACTGTGTGCAGTGCAGACAGTGTTTCAATAATTTCTGTTCCAGTTTTACTGTCATTTTCAAAATCTTTTAGTCGATCAAAGGTTTTTCTAATGCTAATGTCAACACTCTTTCGCATGTGGCGGAAGGTTGTTTTCATC